CGCATAATGTACGACTCGTTATGTTGAAAAGGCCGCTGCGAAAATCGAATCCCGCAGCGGCCTCTTTAGCATAACGTCATTGTGCGAACCAATTTAAGGCTTACCAGTAGTACGAATTCCTTCTGTGCCACCAGTAAAGCAGTCCATATCCGACGATAAGAATTCCAAAAAATATCAGGCTCATGCCCCAACCGGTTCCATACCATGAAACCATGTCATCAAATACATATCCGCCAACATCACGTACCCCAGCGGCTTCTTTAAGGATTGGTTTGAAAACTGGAATCAGAAGGGCAATTGCTAAGGGCGCTCCCCAGCGAACAAGGCCTGTTTCCATTTTGATCCCGAAGAAAATCCCGGCGCCAACGGCAAGAATCCATACAATCAGGCTTGGGGCTGTTTCCAGAGCCGTTTGCCATTCAACATCAAATGTTTTCATCAGCCACACTACAACCGCCAAGAGAAAAATAGCCACGCCGATGAAAACCAGTTCTACACCATTTGTTTCATTACTCCTGCTCATCTTTTCTATCCTTTTTTGCATAAAATTTTTAGCGCTAAAATCCTACACATCGCCGCGAAGCGGTTCGGGGTTCTGTGACACCCGAACTTTACCGTGGTTTCCCACGGTATTTTTATTTTTTCCCTTTAGGCTGCGGAAGATTTAACATCTTTAGCGTTTCTTCTTCTGTGTAGCTGTAACGTTTGGTTTTGACACTGTTTATTGTGCGATCCAGATTCAGTAAGTCTATAAATTTTTCAAGAAAAACAACATCCTCTTTATCTATGTCTCGGATCGCGGCCATCAAGCGGATCTTCGCCGCCGCTTCACCTGCTTCATGGCCTTGTAACTTAAAATCCACACCGTAACCAAAAGCAGTCATATCTTCACCTAGGCCCTCTGGCAGAGGCAGGGTTGATTCGCCAAATGCTAACCACACTGGGTTTTTCCCTGTTGCTTTAGCTATCTTCCTGATTTCTATTAGTTTTGGTTCTCTTTCTCCAGAAGCTAGCCGTTTAAGAGTACTGACGCTGATACCTGTTTCATTTTCGATGTCGTCATATGTGAAATTTTGGATGATAGACTGACGTATACGTTCTGCACACTCTTTGTCTACTGCCATATCTGCTGCCTTCTCATGCTGATTGCAAAGTCCCAATTTTAACCTCCATTTTTCATAGCTGAACTCATAGGGTCAGTTTTGATACTTATCAGCGTCAATGACGTTGACGTATGCTGTGTTTGGTAATAGCATTACTGACATCGTTTAGTATCAGAACTGAGCCTTGCGGTTCATCCTGAATTATTGAGAGATTCTATGTTTTACGACTGGCTAACTATCGAACAGGACTTCGGCTATCAGTTGCCGATACTGAGCGATGTTGCTTATCAGCGTATACATCTTGAAAGCGGTGAGGCTTCAGCACTCAGCCAGCCTACTTTTCAGCATAAAGGATCTTTCTGCGATGTAATTTCGATCTCGATACGGGGTTCATCGTTAAAGGTATCAGGGAATCCGTCACGGTGGGGGAGGCTCGATAATCTTTTTGGGCTTAAAAGTGTTGATGCCTGCGTTGCTGTTTATAACGAGATCCTTACTTCAATTGGTTTACCAGTTTTTACTAAATGCACTCGCCTGATGCCCCGGCAGGGAAAAGAAAATGAATCTGTGTCGATGGTTGCTGATGGGGCGTATATCAGAGAAGTACATATTACTTCGAATCGTTCCGTTGGAAAAGATAATGAGGATGCTTATATATCTGGCTTATCTACATTACCATACAGGAATAGCGTTCCTCGTCTTCACAGCAATGGTAAGTCTGTAGACTGGTTATCAAAAAAAGGAAATGCTAGCCTTATTTATCCAACCGTATATAACAAGGCACATGAGATTACATTACATTCATTACAAAAAATAAAATCAAAGTTTGGTGAAGGTTCTAAAGAATACAATTACATTAATAAAATAATTGAATATTGCTCTGACAATGGAATCGTCAGATTTGAACAGAAATTAAAATCGAGATTTTTGCAAAAACACAACTATCTATATTGGGGCTTGTCTGACTATTCAACTCTGTATGAGTTACATAATCAATTTATTAATTTAGATAAAACATTATCGGTGACTGCTATGGACTTTGATACTATCAGTGAACATTTAATATCTCAAGGTGTTGTTGGTAATACAAGGTCAGCAAACACAACTGCTATGTATGCAGTTCAGTGGATGCATGGTCATTCTTTTGATTTTAATAAAAAACAAGTCCAAACCCACAGAGCAAGACTTAGAAAAATAGGCATTGATATTGCACAGCGATGCAATATAGCAAAATTCAGCCCGGTTATTGTCAGAAATAAAAGAGATGTTGTTGTCTCTGATTGCAAAATCCCTGACTGGTACTATAAAGCCAGTCATTTAAAAGTTGCCTAATGTGGAGAAGATTAATGTCTAATTATGGTTTATTCGTTAAAGGTAAAATGCTCGGCGCTCGTCAACGCCAGAAAGTAAATGGTCAGGGGTATTATAACGAAATTGGTATTGGCCTTGAGATTCCAGATGGTTTTGGCGGAACCAAACAAGACCAAATTATTATTCGCGTATCACAGGCGTTGGTTAATTCCGGCGTAATGAATCAGGCTAATAGTTTTATCGGGAAACTGGTTCAGATCCCTGTATATACTCGAGTATGGGCAATGGATGGAAGGGAGGGGGTTACTTATAATATTTCTTCTGATGGCGGCATTGCAGAAATAAAAGGCTGAATATGGATGACATTATCCAGATTTTGATAGCTTCAGGCATTGTAATTTCTTTTGGACTCGGAGCGATTACAGCGGGAGTTTTTCGGTAATGTATATGGCTTATTTCTTCGGGGCTTATACTTTAGGTTTTGCCCTTTTTTATACGGTCGGTTCGTTTAAATCACTTTCTGACCGCCTCATGTAATGTTAAACGGAGTTATTTCTATGAATATCTTGTCTACTGTAAAGTCAAAATTTGCTTTAGCTTCAACTGCACTTTTTGTTTCTGTGAATTGCATGGCTGCTGAAGGTGCTACAGGTAGCACAGATTACGCAGGTAAGGCGATGGATTCACTTTTAACCCAGGCAAACGATCTTATCGCCAAAGTATGGCCTGTTGTTGTTGCTGTAGTTGGCGCAGGCCTGGCTATTCGTCTTTTTAAAAAGTTCTCTTCCAAAGCAGTTTGATTTCCATTTTACACAGGGGCAGATTCTGCCCCTTCATCTAAGCGGGTCATTATGAAACGCAAATTATTAGCCCTTTTATTTATTATTTCTCCAGCTTCTCATGCTGCTATATGGGATAGTTTAAACCAAAGCACTATGGAGATTGATGTTTGGTCTGTAAGAAACGAGACCACACATAAACAATATATAAATTCTGATATGCTTGCTTCTGGTTGTTCTCAAGCAAAAGAAAAGGCTAACGATTTTTTCACGAGAACCAAATCAATTTTTCAGGATGTGTATCCGCCAAATGCTGAGTATAGATTAGTCCTTGATGATTCTTGTTCGTTTAGTTTGCCACCGGGCGAAAAAGGTAGCTCTTGGAGAATAGAGACTACAATTAATGCAGATGTTCAAGTTTCAGTTCCTGATGAAACATCACCCGAACCTACACCAGAAGAAGTTTGTCAGACTAAACAACCTGAAGATGGTGTATTTAATAATGTTTTTTCTGATTCTGGCAATCGTTATATCAATTATGATGGTTGTGAGTATGAAGCAACAGGGGTAATTGTTTGTCAAAGTGACGGTACTGTTTGTGCTGCTACGTGGAAACCAACTGGGCGTGTTTCAGATGGTTCACATAATTCATCATCACCTGCCGATGATAATAATGATAATGGTTCAGAAAATGGTGGGTCAGAGGGTGGGGATGATGGTTCTGGCGGTGGTAACACTAATTCAGGGGGGAGTTCTGGCGGCTCTTCATTAAGTAAGCAGGATATGATTGACGCAGTTAACTCCGGTGTATCTGGGGCTTCGTCTAATGTTGCTGATGAGATAAGAAAGAAACTCTCTGAGCCTGACACGAGCTTTCAGGATAAAGAACATGCTGACGCGCAAAAATCTAAATACCTAAGTGATATAACTGATTCCCTTAACAATATTACACGTGGTGCTGGACGTTATGCAGATCCATCCCGTGGTGATTATTATGGGCAAGGTGATTCTGCTTTAGATAGTGCTACAAGCCTTGCAGAAAGCAACCTGGGTATTTCTAAAGATTCCAATGGGATTTGGGATTTATTTTTAAATGAAACTAATGCCTTGCCAAATGGTGATGGTTGTTCTGATTTTATTATGTTTCCCGGAGAAATTTACCAGATAGATATTCAATGCGATAAGTTGCAGTCAATTAAAGATGCACTTTCATGGGTGTTTTACTGCATGACATTTTGGTATGTCTTTACTTCATTAACATCCTTGCTTAGAAAAGGGAGTGAATAATGCCGTTCCTATTGGGTATACCTGCATTGCTTAGATTTCTTATCGGTCTTGTTCCATTATCCCTTGGATATATTGCAAGTTTCTTAGCTCGCTTGGCGACTAAAACAGGAATAATTGCCTTTGCTCTGGTTACGTTAATCACATCTACGGTCTTGTTGTTAGTTCAATATTTATCAGAGATTACTTTTAGTAGCCTTCCTGCTGACTTTTCTCATTTAATAGCATCTGTATTACCTGATCATTTTCATGCCTGCGTAAATGTCATTATGGTTACTCGAATTAGTGTATTGATTTTCGATTTAAAAGAAAAATTTCTTGATTATGCAAACAGGGTGATTTAAATGGCGGTTCATGTAGTAACAGGTAAATTAGGCTCAGGCAAGACACTTGTTAGTGTTTCCAGAATACAGGAGAGACTTGCTAAGGGTTGTCCTGTTGCCACTAATCTTGACCTTAAATTGCATAATATGCCTATGGTTGGGCGTTATGCGAAAAAAACGCGCGTTATTCGCGTTCCTGACAAACCTTCATTAAATGATTTGCTGGCTATTGGCATTGGAAACACATCTTACGATGAATCCCGAAATGGTCTTTTGGTGCTTGATGAATGTGGCACTTGGTTTAATTCTCGTTCATGGGGTGATAAAGACAGACAACCCGTTATTGACTGGTTTTTACATGCACGTAAATTAGGGTGGGATATTATATTTTTGATTCAGGATATTTCTATAATGGATAAGCAAGCGCGTCTGGCGCTAGCGGAGCATGTTGTTTATTGCCGCCGTTCAGATAAATTAAATATTCCTATTATTGGCTCTATCATGAATTTGCTTTCGGGCGCTCGTTTTTCTTTACCAAAGGTGCATTTTGGCATAGTTAAATATGGTGATAACGTCAATTCAATTACTGTTGATAAATGGATATATACAGGAAAATCTTTATATTCTGCATATAATACCAAACAGGCGTTCACTGATAATTATCCTCACGGTGCTTTCTCCCTTGTGCCACCATTTATCACACATGGTCAGTTTTCAGTTAACAGAGGGCTTAACTATTATATGCGCCTTACTAAAATTTATTTTCGCAAATCGAATCGTCTTATATTAATGCTTTCTTTTTTGGCGCTGGGGTTAGGTCTTGGTTTCTGGCTCCAGTCTGGAAAGAATGTTGATGAAATTTCAGCGATTAAATCTGCCTATGCTGAACAGGCGAGGGCGGTTACGTCTGATTCCTCCAGTGATTTACCCCGACTTTCTATTAATTCTTTTTCACAGCTTGGTTTTGACGTTTCCGTTACGTTTGTTGATGCTAAAGGCATGAAATATCAGTACTTTGATTTGATCAAAGATGGCTATTCTATTGATATTAAAGATGCCTGTCGTGTCGTCATCAAAAAAGACCGTTATTTACAAAACGTCACCTGTCAGGAGTAATATTATTATGCGTTTATTTTTCATTGCCATCTTATTCACTTATTCTTTTTGCCTTTCTGCTGAAACTGTTAATCTTAATAATTCATCCGTTCGCTCATTTGTCCAGTGGTATTCATCAAAAACTGGCAAGCCTGTGATTGTTAATCCTGATGTTAAAGGGAATGTAACTGTATTTAATGCTGATATTAACCCAACAAATATCGATGATTTTTTCAAGTCTGTTCTGAACGCTAACGGGTTTGTGATGCTTTCCGGCAATCCTGTGGTTGTCTCTTTGCCGTCTAAATTACCTTCACAGATGGCGTCTGATTCTGGTGATTACGATAATCAGTCTTATGATTCTTTTCCTTCTGAGCCATCTTACCAGCCAGCACCTGTGGCACTTACGGTCAGAAATTTTAAGCTGACAAAAGTTAGATCGTCCGATGTTCAGCAACTTGTTAAAATTTATCTTGATTCTAATGGTGGTGGTAATGTTGTGGATTATCCAGGCAATAACTCGCTGATTGTTTCTGCTCCTGACGAGCTGCTGCCGATTTTGTCCGATTTTATCAATTCTGTTGATGTTGCCCGCGATCAGGTTCTCATTCAGTCATTGATGTTTGAAACCAGCTTATCTGATGGTGTTGATTTGTCGTTTGCTGCGGGTTCTGCGTCCGGTCATAAGGTGGCAGGGGGCTTTAATACTTCTGCGTTGGGTAGTGCTCTTTCTACAGCGGGCGGTTCTTTTGGTATTTTTGACGGTAACGTGTTGGCGTTGTCTCTGCGTGCTGTTCAAAGCAATTCACGCTCTAAGGTGATTTCAACGCCGCGCATTCTTACTCAGTCCGGTCAGATTGGTTATATTTCCGTAGGTAAGAACGTACCGTTTATCACAGGAAAGGTAACGGGCGAATCTGCCGGGGTAAATAATCCATTCCAGACTATCGAGCGCCATGATGTTGGCGTTTCTCTCAAAGTAACGCCTGTGGTGATGGGTAACGGGCAATTAGTTCTGACTATCGACACACGTGCCGATTCAATCAGCAATGATGACCAGGCATCCGATATTATTACGAATCAGCGACAGATCCAGACAACTGTCCAGATTAAGGATGGTCAGACATTGTTACTTGGCGGTTTGATTGATTCATCATCCAGCAACGCCGACCGTTCTGTGCCATTTATCAGCAAAATTCCTGTTATTGGCTGGCTTTTCAGAAGTAATGCTGACAGCAGAGAACAGCGTATTATGTACGTTTTGTTGACCGCTCATATCATTCGTCCACTTTGATGGCTGGCGGGTAGGTGCGTTAGCCCTGCTCGCCAGCCATCAAATGGACCCCTGAACAGGATATTATTTATGCACTTTCAAGATATTTACCCTGGATTGACAGAGCACCCTTTATTCACAGCCAAACAAGCAAAATTGTTGACGAAAAAGACTAGAAGTTCCCCTGAGCTAATAGATGAAGCATCACTGGCATTGTTGCTTGTTGATATTGCTTTCGATGATATCAAGGCTGCTGCGACTCAAGGTAAGGGGTATACGTTGTTTCCTGATTATGAAGACTCACCGAAAGCCATTGAAATAGCAGAGAATTTTTTAAGGAAAGAGTGTGGCTATGTTATTGATAATCAAAATGGCGTAAGAACAATTTACTGGTTTATCTGATAACGCCGGGCGGTGACAAAACTCGTTTTGTTACTGTCCGGGGTTGACCAGGCCACTACAATTCTGATTTTTTCTTCTTCGTTAATTGTGGCCTGGTAACAGGCGCTTATAGCAAGAATGATTTTTTAATGCAGTTGTAAACAACCCTGAGATTTTGACTGGCTCAGGAAATCCGGGTTCGTTTCACAGCAAGAGGCAAGCCGGTTGATGAGCCATTGCGTTACTGCAAAACTTATCCGTCCTGTGTCATCGCAGACGATTTGCCACCCGGAACTGGTGAGGAACCGGCGCGGCCATCCGCTTTGCATAATTGCTTACAACTGCGCCAGTGATGATAGAGCAAAGCCGCCATAGCCGTAAAGATATGACCAGACCAAAGGATGACCGCAGAACGCCAGATTCCGCTATCCTTACTATTGGTGCGCATAATGTA